GTCACCCAATCCAACCGCACCTCCACCATGCCTACACAAGGTAAACACAGCAAAACGCCGCCAACATATCCCTTCCAGTCTCTATTCTATTGTCAATGAACCCCGGTCACCTAAACCGTCAACCCAACCGGGCCAAACACTCTAGAAAACCAGGCCGCTAAACTCAAGAACTTTCTGCCCCCGAAGCGGTGAACGGGGATATAGGCCCCTCACCCACCACCGTCAATCCAAAAATGAAACTTTTTTGAAAAAAAGAACGGCCGCTTGAATCCAAATCGCAGTTTACCGCCACTTCTGGCAGGAAACTTTTTCACCGCCATTGTTTGGGAATACCAGACGAAACGATATAATATAACATTGAGTTGGCCAACAGGATAACTGCTATTATCAAAATCAGCGCAGACCCCTCCGAAGGCTGACCGTAATATGCCCAAACTGGAGGCGGCCTTCATGCGATTGCGCCATACCCGCCTCATTCCATGTTCCATTCAGGCAAGAGACGCATAAACCGATGCAACCTGCTCCCAAGGCACCATTCCTCACGCGGCTCAATGAACAGATAGCCGTCAAGATGACCTTCATATTCGGAAGCATCTGGTGCGTTTACGCCTTTTTTGTATTTTCCCTGATCCCGGTTGCCGCGCCGGCATGGCAGAATACCCTTCTATATATCAGTAACTGTATCCAGCTCGTCGCACTTCCGGCGCTTATGGTCGGGAATGCGGTCCTCAGCCGTGCCTCCGACCAGCGCGCGGCAGAAGACCACCAGGCGCTGGTCGAAATCCTCAATGATGTCCGGGCCGAGGTCGCAGCGCTGAAGACCATGACCAGCGGTATTGCCCAGAAAACGGACGAAGCGGCCAAACATCCCACTTCGGAAATGGTGTCGTTTGCCAATGAGGCCATCATCAACCTTGGCGAGGCCGAAGGAGCATCCCCTCCGGGCGGTCACCCCAAATAGGATGCAGCCATCCGGGTCCTATTGCAGGCCAGCCAGCACGGAGAGTTCATCAAGCAGTCCCACGCCGAACGAACCCGTGCCAACCGTCTTCACGCGCCCTGCGGCTTCAGCATAGGTCGCGTGGGCGGCACAGGCTGCTTCAGCGGCCGTATCACTGACGGGCAGGAACGCTGCGATCAGGGCACCGAGGGCACATCCCGCGCCCGTGACACGTGTCAGGCGGACATCCCCCCCCTTGATCGCAAAAATCGTGGCGCCCGATGCAATGTAATCCGTGGCGCCACTGACAGCCACGACCGCCCCGCTCTCGCTGGAGAGCGTCTGGATATGCCGCACCGCATCATGCGATCCATGAGCGGTTTCCACACCCCGCCCGCCGCCATCCGCCCCGGCAAGGGCCATCAGTTCGCTGGCGTTCCCCCGGATCACGGCGGGCGCGCAATCCAGCAACCGCATGACGATCCGGTCATATTCCGCGCTGCCCGCCCCGAAAGCCACGGGATCAAGCACCCATGGAACGCCCGCTTCATGCGCGCATGAAGCCACATGCACGATGTCATGCGATGATGTGGACATCAGCGCGGCGGTATTGATCCAGACTGCGGCCGCAGACCTGCCGAATGCCCCGGGCCAGCCGGGCGCGGTCCCGATGGCGGGTGCCGCCCCGATGGCCAGCAGCACATTGGCGCTCAGCGTCGCGGCCACGTAATTCGTCACGCCATATATGAAGGGCGCGCGCTGGCGTATCGCGGCCAGCCTGCCACGCACCATCGGGTCTCCCCATGACACTGTGATCATCGACATTGCGGCACTCCTTGCGCATATGTGCGGCCCGATACCCGCCCCGGCAGTCCGTCAGGCCAAAAACTTCATGAATTCATTGTCATATATCGTTTATTGCCGAGCGTGTGTGTGGATCGGCACTTGCCTTTTGGTGGCGATGGCACGACAAATAGGATACTCCCCGGTATTCGAGGCCGCGAGAGGGTATCGCACCTGTCGCGCGCCATGCCGGCCTGCCGCCGTATTTTTTCAGGAACATATTGTGCGTCCAGTCTTCTTCTGCATTCCAGCCCTCCTGCTGGCTGGCCTTGTTACCACACAGACCGCCCGGGCTGCTGACGCACTGGGACAACCCATGGCCAGGCTGTGCTTTTCGCTGAAATCCGTTGCCGTCGCGGGCGGGTATAGCTGGGGCAAGGGACGGCTGTTCTATGGAACGCATTCCTATCCCGTCAGGATCCGTGGCGGTGGCGCCGTGGGAATCGGGTATTCCCACATTCGTGGCGATGGCTCCGTCTATAACCTGACGCGCCTGCCGGACCTGAACGGGACCTACTGGGCGGTGAAGGCCGAAGCCACCATGGCACGCGGCGGCAACTGGGCGGTGATGGAAAACAACAACAACATCAACATCAAGGTGTCCGCCCATACCAGTGGCGCCCACCTTTCCGCGGCGGTGATGCGCCTTACCCTCAAGGTGGACCCGAACCAGGGGGACAACATGAGCGCGGAAGGCAAGTCCTGCAAGATGGCGCTGGCGCAGTATCACAACCACTAGGCTCCGCTTCCCCCGGAGTTTTCGGGCCTTCGCCCCGCTAATGACCGGGATGCGGCATCGCCAGCAGGCATGTCGGTCCATGGCGAATGCACGGTTCCTGTTTCCATAAGGTATCCATCTATGGATTCTGATGTCCCGTGATCGAACGCCCCTGAGCAGATTCCTTCGGCTATGACATCGCCGGGTCGGTCCACGCAGGCCCGACCGGTCACGCCGCGGTTTCGATAGGCGGTGCGGGTGCGGTCAGGCTGACACGGGTGCCTGCATCGTTGAGCCGGGAAGTCGGCGGCATCTGCTCCATTTCCATCCCGCACGACAACATGTCGGCACGTGTTAGCCGTTCCCGCCCCCTCCCTTCCCCCGACCGGTCAGGAACAGGGGGAAAGGATCGCCATGCAGGCCTGCCGGGCGAAGGCCGCTGAAACACGGCCCTTCGCTGTCTTCAGGACGGTTTTCCCGTTGCGATCCACAAGATAAGGCACGGCAGGAAGAAATAGGACACCACGCCAACCAGCAGCCAGGGCATCAGGTAGGACATGTCGGTATGCAGCACGAAACGGCAGACAAGGTTCCCCAGGCCGAGCATGGCAATCACACAGAAACACATCCCTGCATTCGCAAGAAGCGTACGGTCCTGGTTTAGTTCCTGAAGTTTCCGTAGCACTGCATCACTCCGTCTGGCTGCTGGTCCCACTGTTTCTAGTGGGTCAGGCACCGGTTATCCAGACCGCATCGCGCCTTTGTCCCATGCGTCGAAATCCCTGCCTCCAGCCACGGCGATGGGGCGTCAGACATGCAGTCCGGGTGCCTCGCGGCCGGTCCGGGCAACATATTCCGTATAGCCACCATCATAGCGATGGAGTCCTTCGGGCGTGAGTTCCAGGACGCGGTTGGAAAGCGCCGCCAGAAAATGACGGTCATGGGAGACAAAAAGCATCGTGCCATCGTAATCAGCCAGCGCCGCGATCAACATTTCCTTGGTGGCGATATCAAGATGGTTTGTAGGCTCGTCAAGCACCAGGAAATTCGGCGGGTCGAACAGCATCAGGGCCAGGACCAGACGGGCCTTTTCACCGCCGGACAGGACGCGGCACAGCTTGTCGATATCATCGCCGGAAAAGCCAAAGCTGCCCGCCAGTGACCGCAGCGCCCCCTGTGGGGCAAGCGGGAAGGCAGCGTTCAGGGTTTCGAAAATCGTGAGGTTGCCATCCAGAAGGTCCATGGCATGCTGCGCGAAATATCCCATCCTGACGCTACCGCCGAGGGTCACCGTGCCAGCGTCCGGTTCGGTCGTGCCGGCAACGAGTTTCAGCAGGGTGGATTTGCCAGCCCCGTTGATGCCGAGCACGCAGCAGCGTTCCTGCCGGCGGATCAGCAGGTCGAGGTCATGATAGATCACCCGGCTGCCATAGGCCTTGCACACGCCGCGCAGGTTGACGACCGCATCGCCTGAACGCGGCGCGGGCGGGAAGGTAAAGACAAGGGTCTGGCGGCGTTTCGGAGGTTCGATACGATCGATCTTGTCCAGTTTCTTGACCCTGCTCTGCACCTGCGCGGCATGGGACGCGCGGGCCTTGAAACGCTCGATGAAGGCGACTTCCTTCGCCAGCATGGCCTGCTGGCGGTCGAACTGCGCCTGCTGCTGCTTTGCGTTCAGGGCGCGCTGCTGTTCATAGAATTCATAATCGCCCGAAAAGCTTGACAATACGCCGCCGTCAATCTCGATCACCTTGTTGATGACCCGGTTCATGAAGGCACGGTCGTGCGAGGTCATCAGCAGCGCACCGTCATAGCCGGCCAGGAACTGCTCCAGCCAGATCAGGCTTTCGAGGTCAAGATGGTTGCTCGGTTCATCCAGCAGCATCACGTCCGGCTTCATCAGCAGGATGCGCGCCAGCGCCACGCGCATCTTCCATCCGCCGGACAGGCGGCCAACGTCTCCATCCATCATCTCCTGGCTGAAGCCCAGACCGTGCAGGACTTCACGCGCGCGCCCTTCGAGGGCATAGCCGCCCAGTTCCTCGAAACGGCTCTGCACCTCACCAAACCGTTCGAGAATGGCGTCCAGTTCGTCAAAGCGCTCCGGGTCCGCCATGGCCGCTTCCAGTTCCGACAGTTCGGCCCCGATCACGGCAACAGGCCCGGCGCCGTCCATCACCTCGGCAACCGCACTGCGGCCCGCCATTTCCCCCACGTCCTGATTGAAGAAACCCACGGTGATGCCACGTTCGGTCAGGACCTGCCCTTCATCGGGCTCCTCCTGCCCCGTGATCAGCCGGAACAATGTTGTCTTGCCTGCCCCGTTGGGTCCGACCAGCCCGATCTTCTCCCCTTTCTGGAGGGCCGCGGAGGCATCGACAAAGATCACGCGATGACCGTTATGCTTGCTGATGGTGTCGAGACGGATCATGGGGCCTCAGATGACAAAGGAAGGGGAAAGCCGGAGCGCCCTTATCGCGCAGCCCCAGGGCATCGTAAATAGCGGGGCGACACCACTGGCCCTGCCCCTGTATCGATGGGCGTCGATGGGATATGCTCCGGCTTTCATCCAAGCAGCAGCAGGCCATTTCCATGAGCGATACCCCCCGCCACCTGAATATCAGCAAGATACTGGGGGGCCGCCCCTCCCCCGATGGCAGCAGGGTCGTCCTGGAAGTCGAGGACACGGATGGCGAAAGGGTGCACCTGTCTGTGCCCCCTGCGCAGCTTGTCAACTGCCTGCCCCTGTTTGCCAAGCTGGCATCCGACTGTCAGGCCGTGGGCGGGGGGAAGCCCAACCCGGTCTATGACGTCACGCAATGGGAACTCGGCACGGACAGGACACGCAAGGAAGTCTTCCTGTCGCTGAACCTGCCACCGGGGGGCAGGCTGACCTTCCACCTCCCCTCCCCCGCGCCGCAGGGCATTTACGAAACGCTGGGGGAGATGCTTCAGGCGCAGGCGCGGATCTCCTCCACGCACTGAACATCGCGCCCCGCGCGCGACCTCAGGCAACCGGCATCGTGGTGTCCTGACGCATCAGGACATCGCGGTACAGGCCCGGCGTGTTTTCAAGTTCGGAAACACTGCCATCCTGAACGATGCGCCCATGGTCCATCACCACGATCCGGTCGAAACCCTGAAGGGTGGACAGGCGGTGGGCCACGGCAATGACGGTCCGCCCGGCCTGCAGGCGGTCCAGCGCGTCCTGCACGTGCTTTTCACTCTGGCTGTCCAGCGCGCTTGTCGCTTCGTCAAGGATCAGGATCGGGGCATTGCGCAGGAAGGCGCGCGCGATGGCAATTCGCTGGCGCTGCCCACCGGACAGCATGACACCGCGTTCGCCCACGATGGTATCGAACTGCTGTGGCATCGCCATGATGAAATCGAGGCATCCCGCAGCGGAGGCCGCGGCGATCACCTGCGCATCACTGGCCGTGTCGCACCCGTAGCGGATGTTGTCGCGCACGGAACGGCGCAGCAGCGCCACCTCCTGCGCGACGACGGCCATGCAGCCGCGCATGCTGCCTTCATCAAGGTCAAGGATATCGATCCCGTCGATCAGGATCTGCCCTTCCTGCAGGAAACGCTGCCGTTGCAGCAGGGCCAGCAGGGTGCTTTTTCCCGACCCCGACTGCCCCACCAGTCCGACGCGCGTGGCGGCGCGGATTTCAAGGCTGAAGTGCGACAGGACCGGCTTCCCCCCCGGATAGGCAAAGCACGCATCGCGTATGCTGACATGGCCATGGGCACGCTCCGGCAGGGTGCGCGACGGCAGCGGGTGGTTCGCGGTTTCATGCGGCAGGAGAAGTTTTTCCAGCGTCTCCGACAGGCGGGAGACATGCTGCACCGCCTCCACCAGCGCGAAGGCGAGGTCGCGGGTGCAGTTGAGAATGACGAACCCCAGCGTCGTCACCATGACCACATCGCCGATCGTGGCGCGATGCAGGTGCCACAGCACTACGACCCAGAGCAGCAGCCCACCCGTCATGAACATCGTCAGGCCGGCATGGAACATCCGCAGTTTTTCAAGGTAGCGCAGGGAACGGCGATGCAGCCCGGTCTCGTTGCGGATGCGCTGGCCCATGCGCAGGCATTCACGCGCGGTCATGCCATAGGCCCGCACCAGCGGCATGTTGTTGACGATATCCAGCATCTCGCCATCATTTTCCGCGGCCTGCGTCGCGTAGTCACGGTGCAGGCTGCGCCCCCTGGTGCCCAGCAGGAAGATCAGCAGCCCCGCCCCGACCGTCATGCCCACGATCGACAGCGCCATCCACGGACTGACGGTCACCAGCATCGCAATGGACATGAGGATGTTCAGCGCGGAAGGCAGCAGCGTCCACGCCGTCAGGTTTTCAAGGCTGAAGACCGCGTTCGCCGCCGTGGAAATCCGCGCGGACAGGGCGCCGGACATGCGTTCGGCGAAATAGGCGGCGGAATGTCCGCTCAGGTAGCGGAACAGGTCGCGGCGGATATCGCCCCCGACCTGCACGAACAGGCCCGATGCCATCCATCCCGCCACCCGCCATGCACAGCCATCAATGAAGATGACCACGCAGAACACCCCGACCATGGACCACACCACCGCCATGTCCGGCCGGGGGGATGCGGCCATCGCATTGACCAGGTGGCGGATGATGTAGGACGTGCTGACCCCGCATCCCATCGCCAGCGTCACCATCGCCATGACCAGCAGGTGCGCCCAGAGGTGACGGCGGACATACCACGCCATGAACCGGGCCGGGTCATGGCGCAGTCCGGGCATCACCCCATCAGGGATGGTCACGTCGCAAGGTTGCCTCTTGTCCATATATGTCCCTATCGGGTCGTGCCATCCGTTTCGTGGACGGTGGCCGTCGCCAGATGCGTTGCAAGCGCGCTCGGGATTCGCGGATCCCTGTCCCTGCTCGCTGATGGTGGCGTCAGGTACAGCACGCCTTGCGGAAAGGCCATCAGAACCCGCCTGTTGCGCAGGAAATCCATGCCCAGAAGGTTGTATTTCGCCTTTTCCACATTCACGTCCAGGGAACGGTCCTTCCACTCCCCGATCGTCACATTGTCGAAATGGTGCCGGTGCCCGACAAGGACACGCCCCACCACGGTCCGCACATGCGGGTCATCATGCAGCGTGGCGCGGGTCAGCCCCATCGTGCGCGCATCCTTCTGACGGACGACCGATGCGTTGGACCCCGGCTCCACCTCCAGCCGCAGGGGAACGTCCCCGACCTTCAGTTCCACCCCCGTCAGCACGCCCCGGGCGTTGGGAAGCAGCGTGACCGGCGTCACCCCCGCCCCCAGCCATTGCGGCATGGCGGTGCAGCCCGGCGCATCCGACAGGCGGAAAAGGATCATCCGCTTCGCCACGAAATCAAGCAGCACGTCATAATTGCTCAGCACGCTGTAGCCAATGATGCCCAGCACCGGCTGGTCATTTATGGTCTCCAGCCTGTCCCCGACCGCGATGGCAGGCACATTTTCGGCCACCCCCTGCGCAATATGGAGGGATTTGATCGTGGTTGCGAAGGAATAGCTCTGCCCGGCAATGGTCTGGAGCTGGAACGTCTTGCCAATGGGGTAATCCATGGCAGGGTCCGCGAATACCCCGATGTCTTCCTGCGTGAAGCTGACATAGGCCAGGCCGGATTTGCCATTGATCACCACGGGAATGACCGGGCTGCCGCTATGGGACATCAGCGGCACGCTCATCACATGGGCCACGCAACGTGCGGGCAGCACATTGTCGATCATGTCCTCGGCCCGGGCAGGCGCATGTCCCCACACCAGAAGGGAGCATGCGGCAAGCACGCCCCCCGCCCCACGCCACCACGCCCGCCGCCCGTCGCGTTCAGATGTGGCCGGATTCCCTGAGACGGAAGGATGCGACGACAGGGAATCGCGGCCCGAACGGGAGGAATGTCTGGGGGGCATGCTGCACGACGGGACTTTGCTGCGTTTGGAAACCGCCCGAGCCTAGCACGAAATCCACGCGGTGGCAGGTCATGAAATCCCCCGCCAGCCTCCCCGTCCCGTCATCCGCTTCCTTAGCCGGCACGGCCCGACGCATGGATGGGAAGGCACTGCCTGCCCCCGTCGTGCCCCTGATGCCGGTGCGCGGACACAGGCAGCCCTGCCCCACACCTAGGCGCCGTCATCACGACCGGGACGGGCGAGGCAGGGAGCGCGTAGGCATTGTTGATGCCCCCGGCGAAAAAGAATCCCAGCGCGCTGAGTGCCATGCATCTCATCTCGTGCTCCCCTGCCTGAAATGACGGTATGTCCCTCCAACGCCCGATTTCGGGAATCGTTCATACCCGGCAGCAGAAATACGAACCCGCGCGGCACACGGGAATGGCGCTCAGTGCCTCATGCGCAATACCTTCCTTATCCGCATGGAGATTTCCTGACGCAGCCCCAGCAGCCAGACCTGAAGGCTCCATCCCCGCGCCTGGTGGTTGAATGGCCCCCTGCCGCCCCGCACGCGATCGGACGGCTGGAACAGGGTCGGTTCGCACAGTTCGATGGCGCGATGGTCACGCGTCAACTGCCGTTCCATGCCCAACTGGCTGACGCACCATCCGATGACGCCGGGCATGAAGCGCGTGGCAAGGGAGAAGAGTTCGGTCGTGCCGGTGATGAACAGTTCGGAATGATTGCTGCGGGCGGCAAGCCAGATCCCTTCCGCCGCGACCTCCGGCTGGTAGATCGGCTTGGCCGGGCGTGCGGGCCATCCCATGTGACTCAGCGCATGGCTGAAAAAGGGCGTGTTCATTGCCGCAGGGAAAACGGCGCATATGCGCACAGGGCTTTTTTCAAGGCGCAGTTCCCCGCGGATCGCCTGCGTAAAGGCGCGCACGGCCCCCTTTGCCCCGGCATAGGACGACAGCAGCGGCACACCGTGGAAGGCAATGGCGGAACAGACATTGACGATACACCCCTGTCCACGCGGGCGCATGTGCCGCAGGGCGATCCGCGTCCCGTTGACCGTGCCATGGTAGGTGACATCGGTCACGCGCTGGAATTCGTTTTCACGCACATCGTCAAAACGTCCGTAAATGCCGGTGCCCGCGCAGTTGATCCAGACGTCAACCGGCCCCAACTGCGCGATGATGCTCTCTGCCGCCGCCGCCAGCGCGGCAGCATCCGTCACGTCGGCTTCCACGGTGGCGGCGCATCCGCCCTGTTCACGCACGTCCTGCGCCGTTGCCTGCATCGCGGCGGCACCACGGGCGATGATGCCGACTTTCCAGCCATGGGAGGCGAAAAGCCGGGCCGTGCATCGGCCGATTCCTGATGAACCGCCGGTAATGATGACAACTTTTTCTCTAGAATCGTGCAATTTACCAACCTTGACGCGTTTTACAGACGGGACCGGAAAAAATTGTCCCGCCAGACATGGTCATACCTGAAGGACAGGCACAACGTGCCCCGTCCCGGCATCCACATGTCACCATTCACAGGAAAATAAAGTGAAAATATGACCCCGGCACTTTCCATCGCCCCCGGAAGTCGGACAGCGTACCGGTCGGACCCTCGCATGATGCACGCGGCCCACGCTTCACGCCCGTCATACGCCATCTGGCTGGACGGAACGAAAAACGGCACAGACGACCGGGATACCGGCATCGTGCATCGGATTGATTGTGTTTTGGGGAAAGTTGGCGGAGGGGATGTCCGCCAATCTAAATAGTTATCGTGTTGTTTTATATCTGTTTTTTCAAAACAGTTATAAACACATACCCCTTTAGATACCCCCATTCGGTTTCCGTGGGTTAGGCCGCCATACTCAGTTCACGCCGTCGGTCGATCCACTGCTGCACCTCGGTTTCATTCCACCTGACGCAGTTAGGACCCAAGCGGATCGGCAAGGGGAACCCCGAATCATCGATTCGGCGGTAAAGGGTCCGGATCGTGACCCGCAAGCGCGACGCGACCTCTTTTGCTGTTAGCAACTGATCCAAGTTTGGCCCTCCTGTCGATTCTTCAGTCATTCCCCTTACTCCCCTCATCCATCTTCCTGCTCTCCACCCAGGCAGACGATCCACGCGCCAGCGCGACCTTGCGCCCGTCGCGCACCACGGTGCTGCCCCGGAATGCGATCCGGCAGGGGCCACCGTCCTCTTTCACGAGTCCAATAAACTGACCATTTCCCATGCCATGGATCTCGACGTCGTAAACCTCCCGACCGAACGACAGGCCGCGAAATAGAACCGACTCAGCCATTGCCGTTCTCCGCGTTCATGGCTGCGTCAATCGCAGAGCGTACGATGCCGAGCAGCTCCTTGGCCGTGACTCGCATCATTTCCGGATCCCCATCCGGTGATGTGCGATCAGGTAATTCGGCAACAGCCTGCACGACATCGAATGGCACAGCATAAAGATCCGCGCGTTCTATTTCGCGACCTCGCGGCTCGCCTTCCTGAATGGCCGCGTTTAACATCATGTGATCTTCATCATCAGTAAGGGCATGGATTTCTGCACAGGCACGTTTCATCGCCCAATATGTGCTGTTTAGATGGGCGGACGTGTTGGCGGCATCGGTTGTTGGCGTCAGTTCTTCGCAGCGACGAGCACATCGCTCCCGCTCATTCTTCCGTATCTGCGTAACCAGCGCTTCCATATCCGAGCGGAACACCAGATCATCATAATTGCGGCGGTCATACGGGACGTTGACGGTGACGTCCCGGCATACGGTCGGTATCCCTTTGGACGCCTTCGTCATCCATGCAACGGATTGCACATCCGCGCGCGACTGGACGGGACTACCCACAATTTTGACCATGCGCGCGAACATGTCGGCGGGACCGAGAATGGGGGCACCGAGCACTTCACACCGAATGGCTGTCTCCTGGTCGGGTGTCAGTTTCCCCGGCACGACAAAATGAGTGACGTCCATCGTCATCCCCTCCCCAGCGCCAGAGGCTGCTGACCGGCGCGCATCGGGGTGTGCAACTGGGCGGATTGCCCGGCTATGGCGCCAGACATGAAGGCACCGCCAGATCCGCGCACATCGCGCGCCTCGCGTGTTTTTACCGTGTCCATTTTCCCGCATTCCCGCGCGGCCCATGTCTCGATCAGCTGCATTTCCGTAGCCGGGATGGACAGGGCCTGCGCCTTGGATCGCACCACATAGATCCACCCTTCGGCAAAACTGTCGGCACGGGCGATCTTGGTGGTCCGCTTGATCCGTTTGTTCTGGTTCCGCAGGAAGTCGGCCCGCGCCTCGCGCAGCTGACGTCCCAAGACCGCGTGCGTGTAGGCCGCAGGCTCTGCACGCTCGATCCTGCCGTAGAACCTGAACGCCCCTTCCCCCACCACAAACATTGCGCGCACGCCGAACGTCCGGCAGATCATGCCAGCGAGGAGCCCCTGCCATTGCGCGGGCCTCAATTTCGCCATGCCAGGCAGATGGCTGCGGAACGCGCCGATGCCGGACAGTTCCAGATCGTCCTCGCCGATGGCATGTTCGCGCATCAGCTGCTGCGCGCGCTCCAGGGCGACGGCCGCCTCGTGCGGGTTGCCCGATTTGGACAGCGCCAGCAGTTTCCTGATGCGCGCCATGACGTTTTTCTGGCTCATGCCGCGCACTCCCCGGCATCTACCAGGCCAGCCTCGATGATTTTGCGGCAGGCGAACTGGACGGCCCCGATCTGTCGCCGCTGCGAATAGGTGTAATCGTAGGTTTCCTCCACGCTACCCTCGCACAGGCAGGTCAGATCGGCTCTGCCGGGGTCAGTGAGACGGCGCTCCAGTTCATCCTTGATGCTCCAGCGCCCCATATGTGTGGTGACCATGGACGGCGGGTCATATTGCGGCAGCCCGCTCCAGTCGCGACCGTATGTATCCCGCCACAGACTCAACCAGCGATCCCAGCACGGCTCGTAACTGTAGAACCGGCTGACATCGGGTTTGTCGAACCACATGGACGTGACCGCATCCTCGGGAACCTGCAGGGTAAACCTGCGCGGATCCGTCTCCTCCAGGCCGGTGCGGCAATCGTCCCGCGTGCCTGCCGCGACCGCGCGGCGGTAGTCCTGGCAGGCGTGGCGATAACCGTCGCGCAGTTTCGTGCAGATGACCTCGTACCGTTTGCGGCCATCTTTTTCGACCAGGACGTCGCGCCGTCTCTCGGTGCCGTTCAGTTCCTCGATGACGGGCGCGTTCGCCCAGGCGATAATTTCCTCCAGCGTGCGTGCCTCGTCATAGGACCGGCGCTCCCCTGTTTTCTCCATCAGGTATTCGAACTCGGCGTCGACCGCCCATGTGATGGCACCCGCAAACGTCGCGCATGCGGGGAAACAGGTCAGGGTGATATCGCCGAAATCACCGGATAGGATCAGTTTCCCGCGTATCCACGTCAGGTTGAACCAGTAGGCCGATCCGCCGGATGGTTTCCGGAAATGGAACGTCCGGGCCTCGGCTTCCGTCATCAGGTGATCGGCGATTTCGGGTGGTGTCTGCAGGCGGGTCATACCGGCTCCCCCATCATTTCCTGCAACAGCGTGCGTGTATCAGTCCGATCGATCTGATCGGTGGTGGCGAATGTCAGCAGTGGCCAATATTCCTGCGCGTCCTGCCTTGGCAGCAGCGGCCAGCGTTCGTTCAGGGCGATGGCGTCAGGCAGCGACATCAACACCAGGCGGTAACGACGCGCGTAGGCGCCCTGATATCGGGTTATGGTCCCGTCACGGCACAGCATGTCGGAACCGGTCAGGTGCCGGATCACGTCAACCACCACGCCGGTCCACCGGGGCGTGGCGTAGACATAGGTTTCGTCCATCGGGATATCACTGACCAGCCGCCGCCAGTGCGCGGGGCGCGGCGGTAGCAGCTGGCGCACATGGTCCGGCACTGTTACGGCCGGGGCCGGGCACAGCGATGCGATATATTCGACAAGGTCGAGTTGCTGTGCCGCGATCATGGCAGGCACCCGACGAACAGCAGCACCAGGGCACCCCAGATCAGGGAAAACAGCAGGGCGTAGGCCACGACCTCCTCGGCCGTTGGCAGGCGGTCGCGCAGGCGTTCGACCTGCCGGTCGGACAGCGGGGTCATGGCGTGGCCTCCTGCGCCTGGGCAGGTGCCTTGGTCTTCTCCATCGCCCGCAAAGCCCATGCAGGGATCTGCGGATCGCTTACCGGGTTTCTGGCTGTAGCAACGATAATCAGCAGATCATCCCGCTGCCTCGGAATATAGGTGATCTGCTCTCCCGTTGAGCGGATATCCCATACCAGCGTTTCATGCTCGGGATCGGCAGCGGCCATGGCTGCCGCCACGACAGTCTGGGTGACGCTGGTAACGGCGCAGGGCTTCTGCGATGTCCCCTTTATGCCGAACTTCGGCATAAAGCCACGCCAGTCGAAAGGAGCCTCTCTCCGGTCTCCGCCGCGCCAGTGGTCTGTTTCCAGCCCCTTGGCATACAGTGCGCCGCCGTTATCCGGCTCGGCCTGTTCCGGCTGCCCCTGTGGCATGACGATCATGGACACGCCAGCGCACACAACGTCTCCCGGGAGCGCATAGTCTGGCACAGGCGCGACCGGAATATCCTCCCCCTCAAACCAGAGTTCAAAGGGTGCGGGCGGATTGCAGGCATCCATCGCGGCCTTGCTCATCACGACACGACATCCGTCAGCTGTCACGCTCCCGGTGCGGTCATGCGCAATCAGCATTACCCGATTGTTGGTCGCGAACAGGGAAACGCCACCATCCGGGTGCGGCAGTACGGTGATGCCACAATACCTGGTATCCCATGGTGCCGGGTCCAGCACGGCGCGCAGAAAAGGCACGTAGCGGGCGGAGAAACATGCGGCGCTGCCATGCGGATCCGACGGTGGCGGGTAACCTGCCAGCAGAGCGCGCGCAGCATCCAGATTCAGGACGACTTTGTAATCGGCGTCTGCGCCGTCGTCGGCGTCATGTTCGCGGACTACAGCTGCCAGTGCGCGGCGTGCGCCCATATAAAGATTGCGGCGACTCATGACTGCGCCTCCCCGCTATCTGCGGACGCCGTTTCCGTTTTCGTCTCCGGCTTCGGATGCCTGATGGCCATAAGATACGGGGTCAGGTGCGGACTCGTAGCCTCGGACATGTCGACGCCAAGATCCGTCAGTTCGACAACAAGCCCTGCTGCCTTCCTGCCCAAAATGGGTAGGACATCAGATCCCGACAGTTCGGCGATAACGCCGCGGGAACCGTACGGCGACTTGAGCGGAAAACGGTTATGCGGCGACTGGGCGACCTCGTCGAACGCCTGCATGGTGCAGTTGAGTATGTCGCGCAGGGCCTGCACTTTTTCCAGATCTTTCAGTCTCATGACCGGACTTTCCCGCCTTTGCGACGTTCCCAGTTCTGGGCCTCGATCTCCGGGCCTTCCACATGGAACGCCGCCATGACCAAGTCCTCCAGATCCCGCAGGCGGGCGTCGGCCTGACGGGCGTGGGAGCGTGCGACACCAGGCTGCCCCGCCGCACGCCGATCCCTGACCGTCAGGAAGAACGTACGGAACTGGGAATGCAGGTTGAGCGCGGCAGCCTGTAGCGTTGGCGACAGGCGTTCGACCAGATCCTTTGCGGGCACGGGCGTGAAATCGTGGGTCATGCCGCACCTCGCCCGGTCAGGAGCAGGCGGCCGGCGACGTGACGCCTCGCGAAGCGGGCGAGCTGTGCCTCCTCCTCGACGATCATGCTTTCGAGGTGGGCCATGGCCGCGCGGATGGCGCGGCGTTCGGACATCAGCAGGACAATGCCGTCGCATGCCTGCTGCGGCAGGACGCTGCGCAATGCGTGGGCGGCGGCCTGTCGGTGGTTGGCGGCAGCCTGCAGGGCATCGGGGCGCACTGGCGACGCGCCGGAGCCTCTGGGATTGAGAATAGCGATCGACACGAAAAAACCTCCATCGCGGGTGGCGATGGAGAAAACTAAACACCGTTTAGTTTTACAGGCAAGAGAAAGCTAAACGTAGATTAGCCTATATGTTCACGTTTCCGTGATTGCTTTGATTAAGGCCTTAAACGCGTCCAAAGCTTTTTCTTGCTTTTCAGGAGGAAGCGATCTGATCGCCTCTAACGCCTCCAGTTCGACATCTGTATGAGCTTTTTTCCGTTCTTCGGGAATATCACCTGTTAAAAGAAATGACATTGTCACGCCTGTAATATCTGCGATCTTGCCCAAGAGTTCGGTCGAAATGCGTGATCGACCTTTTTCATAGGCAAGAATCATCACCCCGGTGATGCCCAGCAGACTACCTACTGTTTCTTGGGAAAGACCCTTTGCTTTCCGGGCATCGCGGATGCGGGTGCCGATCGCAACTGCATCCGGGCTCACAGGCTTGCGTGTCTTTGACATGGGTTAAGGCGATGCCAGACCCGCGCATGATGCACCACTAAACGCGCTTGCATATAAAACTAAACATGGTTTAGTTCTGTAACTCATGAGAGACACGATCCTTTCCGAAGCCCTGTCACGTAAGGGTGCTGTGAAGCGCATCTCTGCTTTATGCGGCGTCACGCCGGGAGCAGTATGCCAATGGAATCGTGTTCCTAAACGGCATGTGGAAACGATTGCGAGACATCTTGGTGTTAGCCCGAGCGACATCCGGCCAGACATTTTTGGTGTGTCATCATTCCAATCCAAAACGGTCTCCAGTCAGGGCGAACAGCGGGGAGCGGCGGCATGAAACGCCAATCCTCCTCATGGATTGGCGCTGCACGTAGCAACTTGGCGCCTCTTTTCATCACCTCGGTTTTGTCGTCATACGCGACGTGCCCAAAGCCACGCGCCCAGGTTGGGGATTGTCTCTCCCGTCTCTGCATCGGAAGCCTCGATAATGCGTCTATAATTGAATTTGCGCGGCGCGTTGCGCAGTTCACAATAGGTGTTGAGGTCAACGATGATCGTTGTCCCATCGCGATTGACGTAGAAATCGAAGTTTTTGACGTCGACCGTCCGCTGCGTCTCCGTTTTATTCGCGTCTTTGTAATCGATGATGACACGAGCGTTCTGCACCTTCTCCACGAAGGTCTGCTGGACCGTGCCACGACGACGAGAGGTGGGCGGCTCGATCCGTTCGCCCCCGTTCGATGGTGCATCAGCATCGGTTGGCAGATCCTTGCCCATGCGCGCAAGGATGCGAATGAGCAGGACAAAGCATACAATGGCGATGAAAATCGTAATTCCTATGCTTGCCCAAAATCCGGTTCCCAAAAAATAAGAAATAATGAATGCGGAAATCGCAAATACAACTACAAAAAATTGAGCCATCTACCAGTTCCCATGGTGTGTGTTGCAACAACCATGGTGGACCAAGCGGGCTGGTCGGGCAATCGACCAGCCCGTGAAGGTGGTCGTGCGACATCAAGAACAGAACAACGGGAGGCAGCATGATTCAGCACGATCGCACCATCATCGGCATCGAATTTGGTCGTCAGGGCACCATCAACCACGACACTGATCGGACATTCCTGATCAGCACGCGGCAGATGGTTGCGTTGGTCAAGCTGCTGGAAACAACGATCGAAGGTAGGAAGTCGCCCAATCATTCCATTCATCTTCCGTCGTGGCTGGAAGGGCTGGAAGCTGGCAATCGAATTTTAGTTCCGCGACAGGATCTGGCGTTTGGGACGACACAAGCGACAACATTCCAGCACTGTGTTGATCTGAAAAAAAATGATCCCGATCTGCCAGGACCTGCACGGTGCCCGAAATGCGATAGCCCTGCTGGGCCGTCCAATGGACCCGCAGCTCCGTCAAACGATACTGGTTCACGTGGTTCCTCTCCTGTCTCTGGTCTGGAAGCCGACAGGGTAGAGGATGCGAGGGATGGCGTCACGCCATCCCTCGGTGCACCGGGTCGAGGACACATGGCGAATGCTGAACGTAGCATCCGCCGCGACATGTCCGCGAATTCTCCGGCGGAACGGACCGAACGGCTGACCCGCTCGTATTTCGATACGCGGCCCGAGGGCCGCGATGCGTTCGCGATGGTGCTGATTGCCCGTGTGGCCATGACTGGTCGGGGGGCAGCATGACGGTACGTCAAATCATCGCCCGCACAATCGCCAACCTGCGCACGGCGCGGGCCAGATTGCGCCTTCCCCAGCAGGACAGGCGTGCCCGTCCCGTCGATCCGACAAAGGTCACGCCGGAATGGCTGGAAAAGGGGTTGGGCCGCGCCGAAGAATGGCGGACGGGACAGGCCGCAGGCACACGGAAAGACCCGGCATCTGCGCGTGTGACCGTGGGCGGGCGGTGGGGCGTTGACGGGTTTATCCCTTTCGCACCGCCGCTTGCGCCTGTCCAGCGGGACCAGCTGGTCGAAGACCTGCTGGCCATCGTCACGGTGCTGAAGCGCAAACGGCGCGATTGCGCTGATGTCGTGGAATATGGACCCGCTGTCATTGCCCAGAGCAGGGCAACAGGCTCCGACCTTGACATGGAGATCGAGAGGGTGATGGCAGCAATCCATCAGGTTGCCCCCGGCACTCCCGAGCCTGCCCCCTATGAAGCTGACCGCTCCGTCCGTGAGCAGTTGGAAGCAAATTTCATTTCCAACGCGCTTTTCAAAAGCTTCAGGGCCAGAAAACGCCCGATCGATCAATCGGGTAGCTAGGAGCGAGTGGGAAAATGATGCCCGAACGATCCTGCGATGTGTTTCATCAGGTCCGTGCCTTTGGTGCGTGTGCTCAGGTCGAGCAGCATGTCGCCAATATCGAGTTGCGCCTCCTTGGAAAGGTGCGGCATCGCGGCTTCGATCATGCCGTTCAGCACAAAAATCAGGTCGGCGACTTCCGGGCTCATTTTGGCGTCGTCGGACAAAGCGAATCCTCCATGGTGTGTGTTGCAACAACCATGGTGGGCCAAGCGGACCGGTCGGGCAATCGACCGGTCCGCAAGGGCGCTCGTGCGCCCGCGCGACAGACATATGCACCGCGTGCTCCCGCCTGTGCGGTCGAGCCGGTGCGCTCCCCAGTTTCCCCACTGCTACAGGAACAGAGACATCATGGATTATGATTTCATGGATGCCGGACAAAAGACCAGGCTGTGGTGCCTGCAGGCGGCAATCGAGGCGCCATATGGAAAAGTCAGCGCGTATTACGATCTGACCGGATCCATCATCGATCGTGCGGACAGGTTTCATGAATATGTCCTGCGCGGCAAGCCGCCAGTGGCAGAGGCTCCCCCTGCGCATGTCCATGATGACGAGGACAAACAGGGCGGCCGCCCCCGGCCCGATGCCGATGCGGCTTCGGCACCGGATGCGTCGGCTGGTGATGCGCAGGCAGAAAGTGACTGCCCTGCGATGCCTGAAGATAAACGTGCCACGATCGCAAAGTCGGTGCAGGCTATCACCCCCGTGCTCAAGATGCTGCATTTTGTAGGTGGGAGCGTGGAAGCCACTGATACCGGTACACGTGTGCCGAGGATCTGCGTCATCCTTCCAAGGAATGGAATGCGGCATATCAGTGCCGAAGAAAAATCTTGTTTTGCCCAGATAGAAATGGCGCTCACTATCCTGTGGGTGGTGGGTTGTCGCTGTCACGTTGAAACCGGCGTGGCGGGGTCTCTCCCGACCGTCCACTGGACGATGCCCGCTGGCTTCTGATGTCCATCCCCTCACCCACCGCCATGACCAGCGGCGCAACCTGCCAGTGGATCGACGGGGACGTGCGGCGTGACGTGCGTCCTGCGTTCTGCGGCAGGCCTGCGTGCGTGCGTCGTGTGTGGTGTGGTGAACATGCGGTGCGTGTTTTCCGCCAGCCGCGTGCGGATGAGCGTACCGAAACCGAGAAAGATGGAGTTGCATCATGATGATGTTCCCATCTGTTGGTTTGCGGCGCATGCCCCGTCTGTCACCCGCGATGGATGGGTCATGCGCCGCTTCATTGTGCTGTCTCCTTTCCAGAAAAACCCTTATCTCGACTCGGAATAATCGAGATCATGGAGGATTTTCGTGGAAAAGGCTTGTGCGCAAAGTACCCAAAAGAGTCGTTTTATGATCGCCGCAGCCTATCGCGACACCATCTGCAGTGTCCTGCGACGCAAATATGGGCGCATCAGGAACGGCGCAAAAATCCTCGCACGCGATATCGAACGCAGCCCGCGCACCGTCCAGAAATGGATTGCCGGGACCGCCACGCCGCGCGGGGAGGAACTGGTGAAACTGATGTCCGAATGTGACGAACTGCGGGATGAGATTTTCCGCCTGGTAGAGGAAGGCAAGCGATGCCCGGACGAATAATCCCGCGCGGTATTGCCATCGAGTACGGCCGCAATTTCGGCCTGCGCTACGACCGGGGCGACATGCCGTCGATCAGCCTGTTTGTCGTGCGCATCTATGCGCTGCGTGACGGGATGGCAGGCATTGTGCTGCGTTTCGTCGGCGACCGCCAGCAGCTGCGCGAGGCCCGCGATGAGATCACGCGCCTGAAAGACAAGTGCGCGGACCAGTGCCGGGACTGCCCGCTCCTACCGGGGAGGCAGGATCCGTCATGACGTTACTGCCGACGATTGCCGAGTTTGATCTGGCGGGCGTGCCCGCGTGGAACCTGATCCGGTCTCTGCCCGCCGAGGCACGCGGCGTGGCCCATTCCCTGGTCGATACATTGCGGTCCCACCGCATGATCGTGCTGCGCAGTGGCGGGCACCTGCTGTCGGATCAGGAGGTGGCTGCGTTCATCTGTGAACAGCCCGACGTGCTGGCGCGCACCCTGCCGGTGATCGAGCAGTGGGGGTTCGCCGCCCGTGACGATGAGGGGGCGCTGTACAGCCCCCACCTGCTGGCGCGTGAACTGCGGCGGCAGGACCGTGCGCGGCGGCGGGAAGAACGGGACGAGGCGCTGCGCCGGTTCGAGGCTGCCCAGGCGGCGGGTGAGATTGCGCCGGACGCGACGCTGCGGAGCGTGACGGCCAAGGCCAATGGCAGCGCAGGCGGCCGGCCGCGCAAGGGGGAGACGCGTGAACAGGCCCGGATCCGGCGTGCGCAGGAGGCCGAGGCCACCCAGCGCCAGCGGCACATGCCCCTGATGCGGTCGCTGCCGGGTGCGGAAAGTGTCGAAACCCAGAACCCAAACCAAAAACCGAAATCGGTTTCGGTTTCCGGGGTTTCGGTTTCCAGATCGGGTTTTTCGGTTCCGTTAGATATAGGTATAGATAGAGATATTAATCTAAAACCTACATCTACACCTGACGAACCGGAAAACCCGGCGGCCCAAACCGAACAGCCGGTGCAGGCCGTGACGGTTCCGCCCAAGGTCATCGCCACCACGGTCGAGCGTGTGATCGAGGTCGCGGGATTTACGCGCGGGCCACGCAACCAGTATCCGGCGGTGCGCAAATGGCTGGAGCAGGGCTGTCCGCCTGACCTGCTGATCGAGGCGGTCAAGGCGCACCGGGCCACGATGGACAGCGCACCGGAGCATATGGGCGCGTTCCAGGCGGCGATCCGGGCGGCATGGGAACAATCCCTCATCAACGCACCGGAGCCTGCGCCCCAGCGGGAAATCCCGGCATGGGAGGTGCAGGCCCGCGCCGATCTGGCGGCAGACCAGCGGGCATTTTCCGTGATGTTCGAGGAAAACCGCGATTACGGACAGGCCCGGCGGCGCTGGGCCGAGGAAGCGGCGCGGCTGGGACGTCCGACGACGGACCTGAAACTGGACGCGTATCTGGCGGCCTATCGCCCGGTGGAGCAGGCAGCATGAAGCGGCGGTTTCGCAAAGGGGCGCGGGAGGTCATCCTGTATGCCGAGGCTCTGGGCTATACCTGCTCGATCACCGGGCACAACACCCTACGATTCTGTCACCCGTCAGTGCCGAAACCGGTTTTTGGATCAGCCCAGACGGGCGATCCGCGCGGCCTGAAAAACCTGCGCGCGGAACTGCGCCGGGCGCTGGCGTCGTGAACGCCCATTCCGGCTACGACCGGGTTGCCGACGACTGGTATGTCGAGCCGCCGTGGGCCGTGGATGCCCTGATCGCGGCCGAGGCGACGGTACGCCCCCTGCGCGGCCGGGTGCTGGATCCGTGCTGTGGCGCGGGGAACGTGCCGACGCAGCTGACGGGCATCGAGGATGTCATCCCCATCGGGACCGACCTGCGACCGCGCAGGCCGGACATCGCGACGATGGATTTTCGCGACAGCCTGCGCCAGTTCCGCCCCGACAGTGTCGTGTCCAATCCCCCCTACAACCAGGCGCGGGAGTTTATCGAGGTTGCGCTGCTGCACACATGGGATCGCGTGTGCGTCGTGCTGCGGCTGGGGTTTCTGGCGGGACAGAAGCGCCGCGTGTGGTGGCCCCAGACCTGTTTCGCGCGGCTGTGGGTGTCGAGCGTGCGCATGAACATGCCGCCGGGCGACCGCGCCGTGGCGGGGAAAGGTGGCGCGGTCGATTACGCCTGGTTCGTGTTCGAGCGTGGATATCGCGGCCCCCCGATTGTCGGCTGGCTGCCGGATGTCGGCCGACCGCCTCGACAGCGGCGCAGGCGTGGTCCTGATCATGAGACAATTTCCGTTCCCGGCGCAGAGGAGGTGCTGTGATGTTCGATTGGTTGTTCAGGCGGTTTCAACCGGATCGTGAGGAGGTCACGCGGCTGCGGCAGGAAAACCGGGATCTGGGGCGCGAACTGGCGGGCATGCAGCTGGCGCTGTCCATGATGCGGGTGCAGCGCGACGACGCGTTGAAGGTGTCGGAGCGCCGTGACCGGCATGGCAGGTTTGCTGCGCAGGGTGCGCGCCTGACCGATCATCGAATCGATCTGTGAAGTCCGTCCGTTTTATCGAAAAACCGCGATTTTCAGCGTGTTACAGGCTGTTTTGACAGAAAAACGGGTCTATACTGTTTCCCAATTCCCGGCCGCTGTTCGTACCCCTTCCGCCGACTGGGCGGCATCGCAAAGGGGCGGGCATGTCGGGATCTACCAAACTGAAAGGCCCCGCGTGTCAGTCGCAGCGCTTTCCGGCCGTCGGACCCGTCAGTCCGCACATTCTCGTCCAGCGCCGCGCGACCGCGGCGTTGCCCCCTCGCCCGAACGCCTGGCCCACGGCGATCTGGCGGATGTCTCTGTCAAACTCAAGCCGGATGGTCCATCGACCGAGGTGCTGCGCACGTGCGCGGGCCTGTATGGTCTGCGCCGTTCCGGGAAAATCACCGACGGCCAGGTCGGCTATGCCCAGATGTGGGCAGTCGATTACGAGATCGGCGTCCTGGGCGGCAGCGACCCGGAAATGGAGCACGGTGCAAAACGGGGCGATATTCATGACGCCATGATCGGGCGCATGGGATCTGCCGCGCGCCGGGACTATATCCGCCAGCGCATCGGCGCGCGCGGCGAGCAGCTGCTGGTGCTGCTGATGATCGACGGGCTGTCGTTGATGGATATGGCAGCCAGACTGAAACAGGACCGGCGCAGCACCGCTGGCGTGCTGTGTTTCCTGCTGGAGCAACTGGAGGAACATTACGACGAGATGCCGGGAACATTATGGAAGGGTTGACGTGCCCACCAATTTAAGACAAACATGGCAAACTATCGTTATGCGTGGGTCCAGAGAATGGACGCCACGCTTTTTTTATGCCCGGACGGGCATTCCCAAAATCGAGTCATCTGATGAAATCATCGCCGATGCTGACGCGCGGCGACGTTGTCGTGCGTGGAAATCGCCAGGGCATCGTCGTGACCGTGACGGAAACGCGCGTCCTGGTCGTGCCCATCGTCTGGGGCACGGCGCGCCTTCACCGGGCGGACGTCGTGCCGATCGCGTGGGAGGCGACGTTCTCCCTGCGCGGCGCGATCATCCATTGCGGCCAGTGGGCGTGGGCTGATGCCGGTCGGCAGAAGCGTGTTGGCCAGGTGTGCGTGGAGACGATGCGGATGGTCATTGCCGCGATGCGGCGCGAGGCCGAGGCACGCCAGACCGAACGCCTGCCCGCCGGGCTGGTCCGTTCGACGCTGGCGTTCGGCCCGATAATGGGCAGTCGTGGGCGTCGCGTTGGCGCGCCGTCGCTGGGATGAGCGCGGGCAAGTTCGCTGCCAAGGTCGTGGCGCGGGTCTGTCTGGGTGGCGTTATCGGCGGCCTTTCCATGAATGCCGCGCATGATATCGCAGGGCAGAATGCCGGGGCAGCGCTGAGTATCGGTCTGACGATCCCGGTGGTGCTCGCTGTCCTGTCCGCAATCGGAGATATGATGACCGATGAGCGATAGCATTGGCGGCATGCCCCCTGTTCCGGTCAAATATCTGGAGGCCGTCGCCGACCAGAAGGCCGGGGTCGTCAATCATGGACCGCTGCGCCGCTTTCGTTTTATGGCGCGCCGCCCGGATGGAATGAGCATCATTTTCCCGGTGATGGCCTCGTCCAGTCAGGATGCAGCCGAGCGGGCGCATGCGTGTTGCGACCGGAATGGCTTTCGGGATCCGGGGCGCGTGGTTGGGAACCGGAGCGCATATGACCGTGCCAGCGCGATGGTTTCGGTGCCCTGAAACCGGGATCATAACCCGGTCTTATGTGACAGCCCTGCGGCAGCAGGGCGGGACATAACTCCTCCAGACCCCGGAAATCAGGGACATAACTGTAGTTATGCCCCGTTTTTCGACGGTCGTTTTCGGGTCAATAATCTAGGCGTTTCAAATGGTTAGTGGAGATCGTGCCCGATCGCCCGCCACGATGGCCCCGTCTGCCCGCAATATCTCGGCGGATGAAATGCTCATCCGGTCGTGGCTCCACAACCGGAGTGACAACACCCGCGATGCCTATGGGCGGGACGCCCGAGCCTTCCTCGCCTTCACGGGCAAGACGCTGGGCGAGGTCGTGCTGGCGGACCTGCAGCTGTGGTTCGACAGTCTGGAATGCGCGGACGCCACGCGTCGGCGGAAGCTGGCCGCCGTCAAATCGCTGCTGTCGTTCGGCGCACGGCTGGGGATGCTGCCTTCTGACGTGGGCGCGGCGTTCCGTATGGAGCGCGGACGCGACACGCTGCATGAGCGCATCCTGACGCAGGAGGACGTCGCCCGCATGATCGACGGGGAGGATGATCCCCGCAAGCGGGCGTTCCTGCGCGTCCTGTATGTCATGGGGCTCCGTCTTCGTGAGGCATGTGGCCTCACGTGGCGGAGCATGACCCGCCGCCAGCAGGGCGGCATTGCCACTGTCCACGGCAAGGGGGGCAAGACCCGTTCGGTCCTGGTGCCCGCCAAGCTGTGGAAAGAGCTCGTGGCGCTGCGCGTTGATAACCGGCCTGACGGGCCGGTGGTCCCCGGCCACGATGGTGGCCCTCTTCACGCAAAGGCGGGGGACCGCATCGTGAAGAGAGCCGCGCGGCGAGCGGGGCTGTCCCCTGCCGTATCGGCACACTGGCTACGACATGCCTGCGCATCGCACGCGCAGGACCGGGGCGCACCGCCCCATGTTGTCCAGGCCACGCTGGGACATGCCTCGCTCGCCACCACGACACGATACAGCCACGTCCGCGAGGGTGACGGCGCTGGCAAATATCTGGACCCGTAGCGCACGGCGCGCAGGTCCCCTCACCCGTGAAACAAGGAAGACCCATGAAGCCCAGCCACCGGCCCCGGAAACCCGCCACGGACGTCACCGTGTGGGAACGCGCCGCCGCGCATTACCGTCGCATCACCCAGCGTGACCGTCGCCCCGGCGTGAAGATCTGGGCGGCCGGTCGCGCGCAGGAATGCGCGGCGAACATGCGTGCGGCACAGCGGGAGGCCGCGTGATGGTGCCCGAAGGCTACATGCAGGATTCTGCCGGCCGTCTGGTGCCGCGTGACAAGGTCAAGCCGCAGGACCTGATGATCGACGACCTGGTGCAGGATCGTTTTGCCGAGGCTGCCGTCCTGCGTGAGCAACTCAAGTCGTTCCGGCAGGTCTCGATGGAAAACATCCATACGGCGCTGGCGCTCATTACCGAGCAGTATGGCGCGACCTATGGTGGGCAGAAGGGCAACATCACCCTGATGAGTTTCGACGGCCGCCGTCGGATCACCATTGCGATCGGCGATTCCATTTCGTTCGGGCCAGAACTGCAGGCCGCCAAGGCGTTGATCGACAACTGCCTGGAGCGCTGGTCCGAAGGCGCTGATGCGAACCTCAAGGTCATCGTGACGGACGCGTTCGAGGTCGGCAAGGAAGGCAAGATCCGCACCGACAAGATTTTGGGGCTGCGCCGCCTCAATATCGAGGACGAGGAATGGCAGCGTGCGATGCAGGCCATCAGCGACAGCATCCGCATTGATACGACCAAGGCCTACCTGCGGTTCCATGAGCGCAACGGGCCGGACGACGATTTCAGGCAGGTGCCGCTCGATATCGCGCGGGCGTAACAACGCTTGACGCCGCGCTTCAAATCATCGATTCGGTAGGCAGGCGCGCAAATGGCGCGTCTTGCTCGATCACGCCCGGACTATGTCCGGTCGGACGGTTTCCTTCGCCTCACAGGTTTGGGGGCGAGGGCTGGTTTGCTTGGGGCAAACCAAACCGCGCAGGTGGTGCTGCGCACGGGAAACCCCCGCCCCGGTTCCTGTGAAGGAACGGGCGTTCGAGCATCATTCCTATGTGTTCAGCACAAATTCCGGCGACTCCGGTGTCGCCTGTTGCCCCCTATCTCGGGGGCAAGCGCAACCTCGCGTCCCGCATCATCGAGCGCATCGCCAAGGTGCCGCATGACACCTACGTCGAGCCGTTTATCGGCATGGGCGGCGTGTTCCTGCGTCGTCCGTTCCGCGCCAAGGGCGAGGTGATCAACGACGTTTCGCGTGACGTCTCGAACCTGTTTCGTATCCTCCAGCGGCATTATGTGCCCCTGATGGACATGCTGCGGTTCCAGTTGACCAGCCGCGCGGATTTCCAGCGCCTGCTGGATACGAACGCGGAGAGCCTGACAGATCTGGAGCGGGCAGCACGGTTCCTTTACCTGCAGCGTTTACGGTTCGGTGGCAATCCACGGTCACGGTCGTTCGGCGTGGCAGTCGCCAGTTCGGCCCGTTTCGACGTCGGCAGGCTGGGTCCGATGCTCGATGAGGTCCATCAGCGCCTCTCCGGCGTGGTGATCGAATGCCTGCCCTATGAGCGGCTGATCCCCACCTACGACCGGCCGCGCACGCTGTTCTACCTCGATCCGCCGTATTGGGGCTGCGAGGACGATTACGGGAAATGTCTGTTCTCGCCGGATGATTTTGTCCGGATTGCAGACCTGCTGGGCAGCCTGAAAGGGCGGTTCATCATGTCGATCAATGACGTGCCGGAGATCCGGGAGATTTTCGGGCGTTTCCGGATCGAGGCCGTTGAGACCACCTATTCGATCGGTCTGAGCAAGAAACGGGCGGCGGAGCTGCTCATTTCGTCCGTCTGACCCCTATTCACCACAGGAAAACCTGAATGCACCCCACGCACCATGTGCACATCAGCACGGAATTTATGTTTGTGATCCTGCTGTTCATCCTCTGTGTCATCGCGCTGTGCGCGTGGCTGTCCTGGTCGAAGCGGCAGGATAGCATCCGCCGGAAGTTGATTGACCAGGAGCACGAGGAACGGATGGAGCGGATCCGGCGCAGTCGTGACGAGCAGGTCGCGCGCCGGGTCACGGCAAACGTGGCGTCGCGCCCGTCGGTGCCGGTTTCTGGCACGGGTGTTGCTGTTTCCCCGCGTTCGACCACGTCCCCGCGTCCGGCGTCGGATGCGTATGACAGCGCGGCGGTCCCGGCAGCTGCTCCCGCGCCGGTCATCGTCAATGCCGGGGCATCGCGCGGCAGCGACAATGGCTTTCTGGAGGGTGCGCTGCTGGGCGGGATTGCCGGATCGGTGATGGGTTCCGACCGCGGACATGACACGGTGATCGAGCGCACGGTCAGCGCACCCGCGCCCGCTCCGGATCCGTTCGTCGGAAGCGGCGGCGATGCGGGTTCCGGCGGGTTCAGTTACAGCAGCGGCGGCGATACCGGCGGTGGCTTTGACTGCGGTGGCGGTGGGTTCGATAGCGGTGGCTGCGATTTCTGATGCCGTCGGCACCACCACGGCACAGCATTGCCGGGGCGTCGGTCCAGCCCCGGCAACAGTACGACCAGTGGCGTGGGTCGGCAGCCTCCAGGGGCTATGATCGACGGTGGCAGAAATGCCGACGGTCCTTCCTTGCCGCGCATCCGCTGTGCCTGTTCTGCTATGAGCAGGGACGGCTGACACCGGCGAACGAGGTCGACCATATCCTCACCATCAAGGAGCGTCCTGACCTGCGTCTCGACTGGTCGAACCTGCGCCCGCTGTGCAAACCCTGCCACAGCGCACGCACGGCACGCGACCAGCGGGGATCTCCCGCCGGATGATGGCGGAAATCGGCGCATGCACCACGATCCCCCCATAGGGGGGTCTAAAACGACCCTCCTTTTGATGTGGACCGCTACCTAACCTTTTTTACGCGCGTGCATAATGGAGGAAAAAAGGGATGGCCCGTCCGCGCAAGCCAACGCACCTCAAAATCGTGACGGGCACCGCCCAGGCATGCCGCGCCAACCCCAAAGAGCCGAAGCCCAAGCGCGCCCGTCCGACTGCGCCAGCGGGCCTGTCGAAACGGGCGAAGGCGGTATGGACAAAAGCCGCCCGCCTGCTCGACGGAATGGGCGTCCTGACCACGGCGGACGGCCTCGCGCTCGAGGGATTGTGCGAGGCGGTCGCGGATGAACTGGAGGCGCGGGCATCCCTCGCGCGTCCCATCGTCACGCAGGTGCCCGATGGGACGGCCGACGACGATACGCCAGTCATGCGTGAAATCGAGGTCGCTGCGGCCGGTGCGCAGACATACGTGACAATAGGCAAGAGCGGTCCAATGGTGCGTATGCGCCCCGAGGTTGCCGCCATCGCTGATGCAAACCGCAGGGTGGCAATGTGGCTGGCGAAATTCGGCCTGACACCGGCCGACCGGTCGAAAGTCGGAGCGGAAGGGCAGCAAAAAGAAAATGCCTTCCAGAAAATCGGGTAAAAAAGCCACGCAAACCGCCGCCGCAGCCCCATGTAGACGCGGCTATCCGGTATGCGGACGAGGTCGTATCGGGGACAATCCCTGCGTGCCAGTGGGTGCGCTTGGCGTGCGCCCGCTTCCTCTCCGACCTGGCGCGTGACGCGGACTGGCCATACGAACTGGACGCAGCCGAGGCGGAGCGCGTTTGTGAGTTCACCGAGCTCATGCCCCACACCAAGGGGAAATGGGCGCAGAAAAAAGAGCTGATCCGCCTCGAGCCCTGGCAGTCGTTCATCCTGGTGAACGTGTTTGGCTGGCGCCACCGGATAACGCGGCTGCGCCGGTTCCGCACAGTGCTGATCGTGGTCCCGCGCAAAAACGGGAAATCGGCGCTGTCCGCCCCTGTCGGCCTGTTCATGCTGGCAGCGGACCACGAGGCCGGCGCCGAGGTCTATTGCGGTGCCACGTCGAAAAAACAGGCGTGGGAGGTGTTTCGTCCCGCCCGTGAAATGGCGCTCAAGACACCGGATTTCCGGTCGTTCTACGGCGTGGGCGTCAATGCCTCGAACCTGCATGTCATCAGCACGGGCAGCCGGTTCGAGCCCGTGATCGGAAAGCCAGGCGACGGTGCCTCCCCGTCATGCGCCATCGTGGACGAATACCACGAGCATGACACGTCAGACCTGTGGGACACGATGCTGACCGGCATGGGCGCGCGCGACCAGCCCATCCTGTGGGGGATCACCACGGCAGGCTCGAACATCGCCTGCCCCTGCTACGATGAGATCCAGACCGGCCGGAAAATGCTGCAGGGTATTTTCGTCGACGATGAGCGGTTTTTCGTCGAATGGACGATCGACCCGGAAGACGACTGGACCACGATCGAGGCCCTGCGCAAGGCAAACCCCAATATCGGGGTATCTGTGCAGGAGGAATTCCTGATCGCACGACAGACCGCGGCCATTCGCAATCCGCGTCTGCAGTCGACGTTCAAGACGAAACACCTCAACCTCTGGGTGAACGCCCGGAACGCATTTTTCAACATGCAGTCGTGGGCGTCCTGTTACGACCCGGCGTTTAGCGAGGAAGCCCTGCATGGTCGTCGCGCCGTCCTCGCGATGGATCTGGCATCTAGGCGGGACATCGCGGCCCTTCAGGTGCTGGTCCCGCTGGCCGACGGCCGCATCGCCACTTTTGGTCGGTATTACCTGCCAGAAGCAGCGGTCGAGAACGCAGATGGTGCCGAGCATTACAGAGGCTGGGCTTACGGCGAAGAGGGTCGTCCCCCTTCCCTGATCGTTACCGACGGAGAGATTACCGACTTCGAGCGCATCGAGGCGGATATCGATCTGCTGCGCACGCAGTTCGTCGTTGACGAAATTGTCTTCGACCCTGCTCAGGCCGCCTACCTGGTTACACGGCTCATGAGCAAAGGCGCCAATGTCATCCAGTTCGACCAGAACGCCCGAAATTATTCCGAACCGATGAAGCAGGTGGATGCCGAAATTTATGCCGGACGGATCGTCCATGGATGCGGCCCCACCCATCCCATGACGTGGATGATGTCGAACGTGGAGGCCCGCGTGGATGCCAAGGAACAGGTCTTTCCAAGGAAGTCCGAAGGCAAAAACAAGATCGACGGCCCCGTCGCCCTGATCATGGGCAGGTCCCGCCTGCTGGTGGATGACGGCGCGTCAGTTTACGAGGAACGGGGGATCATGGTTCTGTAATGGCCCTACTGCCATCATTGTTTTCCCCGCGCCGGGCGGTCGAACGCAGGGAGCCACGTCTCAGTCTGCCCGCAACCCGTACCAAGGCGGACAGTTTCGCATCGGGTTCCTACCCGTCATGGCTGTCCGCAGGCCTCGGGGCGCTGCCGTCGGCAACCGGCCTGCCGGTCACGCCGTTCACGGCGATGCAGGCTGCGGCCGTGTTTTCGTGTGTGAACCGCATATCCGAGGACCTGGCGAAAATACCGCTGCAGGTGCAGGAAATCCTGCCCAACGGACGCGGCGCCCTGGTCACGACCACGCATCCGCTGGCGCAACTGCTGGCGTCACCCAATCGCTGGATGACGGCCTACCAGTTCTGGTTCTACGTCACGGTCTGCCTGTGCATGCGGGGCAATTCGTATGTCGCGATCGTGCGCGGCCAGAACGGACAGCCCCGGTCGCTCATCCCGATCATGCCTGACCGCGTGTCGGTACTGATGTCGCCGCGCGGCTGGATATTCTACCACATCAGCCATCCGCTGGTGGGGGAAGGCATCCGGCTGCATCAGGATGACATGATCCATCTGCGCGGGTTCACGCTGGACGGATACATGGGCATCTCGCCCATCATGGCCTGCCCCGAGGCAATCGGGCTTGCCATCGCCGCCCAGAGGCATGGCGCCACCCTGTTTCGCAACGGCACGCAGATTCAGGGCGTCCTGAAAACGTCCAAGTCGCTGTCGAAAGAGACGGCTGCCCGTATCGCGAGCAGCTGGCGCAATGCCTACGGCGGCGTCGATAACACCGGCAAGACGGCCGTGCTCGAGGAAGGGATGGAATATGAGCGCATCGGCATGACCGCCGATGAAGCGCAGTTCCTGGAGGTGCGGGAAAAGGAAGACATCGACATCTGCGGCATGTTCGGTGTCCCGCCACACAAGATCGGTCGTGGCGACAAGGTCACGATCAGCAATTTCGAGAACGCGAGTCAGGAATACATCGACAACGCCCTGATCCCGAAGGCCCGCCAGGCCGAGGAACAGATCCACAGTCGACTGGTGTTTTCGGAAGAAAAGGCGCGGCTGCGGGTGCGCTTTAATTTTGACGAGCTGCTGCGCGGCGACATGCAATCGCGTGTCACGGCCGGGGTGGCCGCCGTCAATTCCGGGCTGATCAGCGCCAATGAGTGGCGCGCCCGTGAGGGCATGAACCCCTATCCGCGCGGGGACGAGTATCGCGTGCCCCTCAATACCGGCGCGGCATCGACCGCGCCCGCAGTCGATGACCCGGCCCGCATCACCGCGCCGGACCCTGCCGCCCAGACCTGATGGGATATGCGCCGCATGGCGAAACTCATGACCACCAAGCGATTCAAGTCGCTGGCCCGCAAGGGCCGACACCCCGAAAATGTCCAGATCCGCAAGGACATCATCAGCGAGGTGCAGCCGGGACCGTCCAAGCGCACCCTTCGCTACGTCATCAGCACGCCGGATCCCGACCGCGAGGGCGACGTCATTTCCATCGATGGATGGGACCTGACGAACTATCGCAAAAACCCGGTTGTCCTGTGGGCGCATGACCAGGACAAATTCCCGATCGGGCGCTGCGTGGATATCGGCGTCGAAGATGGTGTGCTGAAAGCTACCGTCGAGTTCGCACCGGCGGATATCCCGCATGCGGGCGACCGCGCCGAAGCGGCGTTCCGCCTGAGCCGCGACGGCTTCCTGCCCGCCACGAGTGTCGGTTTCCGTCCGCTGGAATACGACATCTCCCGTGAGCGGGAGGACGATGACACGTTTTTCCTGCCGATGGATTTCAAACGGCAGGAACTGCTGGAGTTCAGCCTGGTCAGCGTGCCGTGCAATCCCGACGCACTGCGCGACGATGACCCTGAAAACGACGGGACAAGCACCGATCCCGCCCCTTCCCCGACTTTGCCGGGAGACCCCGATGCGCAGACGCGCGCGGCAGATCCCGACATCGAAAAGGCAGAGCGCGAAGCGGCCACACGCCGCAATCGCATCGCCCGTCAGAAACGTGCACGCCAGGCACTGGCGTCCACCCTCTGACCACCGAGTGACGGCCCGGACGGGCCTCCTCCCCGCTTGATCACAAGGCGCCTTCGGGCGCCTTTTTTATTGACCGGAGCGATCATTGGTCAAACTCCACGAACTGAAGAACAAGCGCGCCCAGAAGGTCGACGCCATCAGGGCCCTGGTCAAAAAGGAGGCCGACCTCCCCGATGACGAGAGCCTGCCGCAGGAAGACGTCGACGCCATCTCCCAGTTGCAGGCCGAAATCGCCGCACTGGATAACCGCATCGGTCGCGCGGAAGCGGTCCTGAACCTCGAGAGCGAGAACGCCGACCCGCTGGACCCGGAAAATGAACCGGAGACCATGGGCGACCCCGAGGCACCGCTGGACAACGAGGAACGCGGTTTCGGCCCCCGCGTCACGCGCGGCACCCATCGCGTCGAGCCCGCGCTGCGCCAGCAGGAGCCCAAGGGGTTCAAGGCGGCACGTTTCATTCTTGGCCAGCTGAAGGCCAAGACATGCGGCATGCGTGAAGCCTCGGCATGGGTGGAAAAGCGTTTCCGCGACAAGGAGGTCGCCAAGGCGCTGAACACCACCGGCACGGCCGCCGGTGGCGCCCTGATCCCGCAGGCGTTCGCCACCGAGATCATTGAACTGCTGCGCGCCCGCACCGTGGTCCGTGATTCCGATCCCACCACGATCCCCATGCCAGGCGGCAACTTGACCATTCCGCGTCTCGCGGCGGGTGCCAGCGCGGGATACACCGGGGAACTGGATGACATCGGCGTTTCGCAGGAAACGTTCGATGACCTGCAGCTCAACGCCAAGAAGCTGACCGCCCTGGTCCCGGTCAGCAATGACCTGATCCGCCGCAGCCCCATCGGCGTGGAGGCCCTGGTCCGCGACGACCTGCTGCAGACCATGGCGCGCCGTGAGGATCTGGCGTTCCTGACGGGTGACGGCTCTGGCAACAGCCCGATCGGGATGCTCAACCAGGCGGCAGCGGCCAACAAGATCATCGCGACCGCGCTGCCCGTTGCGACCGGCGATGCCGCCACGGATAACGCCGCGATCCTGACGGCAGTCGTTTCGGTGCTGCAGGGCATGCTCCTGCTGCTTGAAAACGGCATGAGCATGATGATCCGCCCGACGTGGATCACCACGCCGTCGGTCAAGATGTATCTGATGACGCTGCGCGACGGCGTGGGCAACTTCGTGTTCCGCGACGAACTGTCCGGTGACGATCCGCGCCTGATGGGCCATCCGCTCAAGATCAGCCAGCAGCTGCCGTCGAACATCAACACCGGCACCACGGCCGCCCCTGTGAACAACGGGGCCTACATCTTTATGGCCGACATGAAGGATGTGGTGATCGCGGACACATACGAGATCTACATCGATGCGTCCGACGTGGCTGTCTACCAGGACACGAGCGGCGCACAGGTCAGCGCCTTCCGTCGTGACCAGACGGTGTTCCGTGTGATCAGCGAGCACGATTTCGGCCTGCGCCATCAGGCCTCGCTGGCCGTGGCCACCGTTCCGGGCTGGGCACCGACCGGTTACACGCCCAACGGCGGCGCTGCCTACTACGTGCAGGCGCCCAGCGGCACCGGCTCGGCTGCGGCCAGCACGTGGGGCACGCCGCCCACGGGCTCCAACAACCCCGGCAACGGCGCGACCGTTGCGCCGGGCGGCACCGAACCGGGCATCGCGTAAGGAGAAGCGGACATGCAGTTGTCAGGAGAACAGACGGTGCGGTTTACCCGCTCGTGGCAGTGTTACAACCGTGGGGTGGAGGCCGGGTTTTCCCCGGCCCGTGCCGCCATGCTGGTCAGGCTCGGCGTGGGGATCATCGTCAATGATGGCCGCACGCCGCAGGGCGACGCCTCCCAGAAGGCACCCGTTCGCGGGACGGTGAGGAAGGGCTGACATGGACACGCCTTACCGCACCGTCGAACAGATTTCCGGCGCGAAACCCCTGACGGTCGATCCGACCGCCAGGAACGCACAGAGCCTCTCGCCGGGTCTGGAAAATATCGAGGGCAGCACGGTACCGGGTACGTCCCGGTGCCATGTCCGCGGTCCGCAGCAGTCGCCCGTCGATCCTGCAGCGGCGGGACTGGACACGACCCGCGTCGTGCAGAGCGCAAGCGAACGCGCCAGGGCGACGGAGACGGCATCGCAGGCCGCGCCGGTTTCCCCTGCGCCTGTCGCTACCGCACCGGCCGCGACCAAGGCCGCTCCCGCGACCACCGCCCCCACGCCGCCCACCGCGTAACGGAACTGTCTGAATGTATTCCACCGTCTCGGTCGTAACGCCCCCGGCCGTGGAACCTGTCACGGTGCAGGTCCTGCAGCAGCATGCGCGTATCGATTACGATTACGACAATACCCTGCTGGCCATGTATCTGACGGGCGCACGCCAGGCGGTGGAGCAGTTCCTCGGGCGCGCCCTGATCACGCAGACCCTGCGTTGGGTCATGGCGCATCAGGCTCCCATCAACCAGTTCCCGCTCGTCCCGTTCACGGCCTATATTTTCCCGCTGTGGATGCCCTACTCCATGCTGTTCCAGCGGCCGATCGAACTGCCGCGCGCGCCGGTGCAGGCCGTCAGTTCGATCTCTGTCGGCGAATGGGGGCAGGCAGACACCGTCCTGTCGACAGACCAGTATTCGCTGGACCTGACGACGGACCCGGCGCGCGTGCGTCTGCATGCGGGCGTTGCGACATTGCCGTCCGATCATATCGCGATCGAATTCGTAGCCGGGTATGGTGCGGACGGCACGTCCGTTCCCCTGCCGATCCAGTTGGCCATCCTGATGATGGCGACATTCCTGTACGAACATCGCGGCGACGACGGGGGCGAAATGCCCGAGGCCGTGAAAAACCTGCTGTGGCCGTATCGCCTGTACACCTTCGGGGATGCCGATGCCTGAACCCCAATCGTTCCCGCTGGGGCGCCTGCGCTGGCCCGTGCAGATCGTGCAGCGTGTACAGGTGCCTGATCCCAACAGCACGAGCGTCGTGGAAACCCCTATGCCAGTGGCCACCGTGCGCGCCGACGTGCAGCCGGTGGGTGCCCTGACGTTCTGGGGGGCCGCTGGTGGAAACGAGCAGGTCGACACCCCCATAACGCACCGCATTTTCATGCGCTGGCAGAACTCCCTGCCCAATGCCTACGCGATCACCCGCTCGACCCTGCTGCCGGACGGCACGACCCGGACCGAGACATTCCGCGTGCGCCGGATCCGCGAGATAGACGGCCGTAAGCGGTTCGTGATCGTGGAGTGCGAGGAGGAAAAAAACGTCTGATGACGACACCGGCAATCCGGATGAATGTCAGCCTGTCGGCGGATGCTCTCGTGTTCGACAAGAAGGCCCTCGCCCGCGTGTTCCGGCAGGCCGGGAACGAGGTCGCGGCCACAGCCCGCACCCTGCTGCGGCAGAGTTCAGGCGGCGGCAGGCTGTATTACGGCCCCGGTGGATCCGCAGGGCCATATCGCGGGGGATACAGGGCGGGGAAATACCGGGCATCCGCGCCCGGACAGATCCCGGCCAAGATCACCGGCACGCTGGCGCGCTCGATCAGGGTACGGCCGTTCCGCTCCGGCGAAGGTGTCGCGATCCGTGACACGGCATTTTATGCCCTGTTCCTCGAGGCCGGCGCCCACGGCGGCGGACGGAGCAGCTCCGGCGGCGCAGGCGGTCGTGCGACCAAGGGCACACAGATCAATGGACGTACCTACCGCAGGGGTAATCAGGCAGTCGGAAAATCCCGCGTCCTGACCGCACGCCCGTTCCTCGAAATCGCCCTGACACAACGGGAAGCATCGCTCGGACCGCGTATCCGCCGCGCGGTCCAGCAGGGTATCAAGATGGAAAAGGCACCATCAAGTGCGCCCAAATGATCGTGGGGTCATGCCATGCGCCCCATCCATAAGACGAAAGCCGCCAGTGCAGGCACACCGGCGGCTTTCTGTTTCACCCCCTGCCTGTAACAGAGGAAGAACGTGCCCGATTATAGTGGCTTTCTGTTTTCAGTCGACCTTCACGACAGATGTAAATGTTGCGATATAATCAGGATCAGTCATGGACCCAGCCTGGGTCATGCTGAGTTCCTCTAAACAATCATTGCCGCTGCTACGCTTGAAGCGTGCGCTGAACTTGACTTGCTCGCCTTCTTTCAGTGCGGCGACCTGTTCAGATAACGCGCTAGCAGCCTGTCGGGTTGGGCATTTTGCGGCTGATAACGCCAAGGCTGACCTGGCTTATGCTGCCTGAAGCCGCGCCATTCTTTTACAGTTGTATGCG